TAACCGCATGATGTCAGGGCGAGCGAAAGGGTAAGCGCGCCCAGACACCACGCGATCAGCTTATTTGCTGATCCCGAAAGCGGCATCGTTTGGATTTGCCCACCGCATTAACACGGGCGCAAGAGCCGCGATGCCAGCCAAGCCAAGTTTCTTCGGGTCGGTTTCGCCTGTTGCTAGATAAACAGCAAGCGATCCCGCAATAAAACTACGCGACCAGCTCGCCAGAAGTGCCTTGATTTTTTCCATTTTTCTTTTTCGCTTTCTTCGGCTTTGTAGGTGTAGCCGAATCGGGAGCTTCAACGATTGGAAAATCGCCGTCAAACGGTGTGAATCTTGGAACGCCAAAACCGACAACGGGCGAACCCTTGCCGATTGCGCGCTCCTTAATCATCACCATTCCACCATTGCGCTGATCTCCCGTGCCTGAAGTGTTGCCCTCAACGCAGATGACAGAATCTTTTTTCACATCAACGACAATGCCAATGTGCGAAATGCGATCAACGCCGTCGTGTGGGAAATCCATAAAAGCCAAATAACCTTTTTGTGGTGTTTCGCTCCATCGATTCTGATCCTTAAACTTTTGTGCTCCCGCTGCCGTGCTCACAACCGATGGAATCTTGATGCCGATTTTTGTTGCACACCACATCACAAAACTTCCACACCACGGCAATCCATCTGCCATCGTGTGTTTGCCATACTTGGTCACATTGACAGGTTGTTCAATATAACCAACTTCGCCCAATGCGACTTCACAAAATCTTTGAGCTGTGCCGTCAGGAAATGTCATGACAGCAAAAGTTTTGCTTCTTCTTCGGTGATTCCGAGTTTTTCTAACAGAAGTTTGCGAGCTTGAATTGCTTCTTCTCTTTTTGAATCAATCAATGCCTCTTCATTGAAATCAATTTCTTTTTGTTCTAATTCGGCAGAAGTCAATTCCCTTTCGATTATTTCGTTTGTCAATAAATTATGATCTATCGTTTTTGTCATTATGACACTCCATAAGTTAGAACCGAGCCAATCAAAGCCGTTCCGCTTACGCTGGCGAAGGTTGCGCTTGTTATTGCTGAATCGCTAGGGAAGTAGGTCATCGCTGTTTCATAATAATAATCTCCGCCATTGATGTAGGCACTTGTCCATCTAATCAGTTTGTGTGATGTGGTGCTTGCGTAATCATAAACATCAATAACTGAATACCAAGGTGTATTGCTATCGGCTGGTTGTGTATAGTCTAATCTCATTAGTGTTGCATTGTATTCAAAAGCGGCTGCCACACCTGTGCTGCGACCATAATTTCCAGCCGTATAATAACCAATTCCCGAATTGTTATTTGGTCTAAAACTTATACGAGTAGTGGTGCCACTGTCCCCAATATCTCGGCAAATAAATTGAAGATTTTTATATGTTGTTGGAATGGAAGTTATATTTGTTGAAGCACCAGATAATGTAGTTGTGCTGATTAAAGTCATTCCGCCAGCCGCAGGCGTTGCCCACTTCAACCCTGTGCTTGTGCTTGTGTCAATGGTTAAAACTTCGCCATTCACACCAGATGAAGCTAATCTTGCTGGCGTGTCTGCCGCAGTAGCAGAAATCAAATCTCCCTTAGCATCAACTATCGCGTTTTGAATAGCGTTGGAATCATCTTGAGCGACCCAAGTAAAATCAAGATCGGTGTTTGAATTTTTTGCTAAAACTTGACCTGATGTTCCACCTTTAAGATCAAGAAATGAAGTGTCAATTCCATTGCCTAAAGTGCGAATGGCAGCTGCACCATCTTTGACCAAATCCGTGTCGGCAGGTGTTGTCCAACCGAAGTTTGTTGTGCTCGGCATGTGCTCTCCTTACGCGACGATCGTCGCCTGTTCCCAAATAAGTGTATTCGATAAAGTGTTCCAAAGCTCTGTGACAGGCACAGAATTCCAACGAAATGCTTGCAAGCTGAATGCCAGCGGCGAAACGGTCATCGTCAATTTTATGTCGCTGACGGTGGCTTGGAATGTCCAGCCTTCGACAAAGCCCTGAAATTCGCCGCCGCTCATGTTGGCGGGCAGGTTTTGCAGGTTGATTGGCATTCCCATAAATATGCCCAAAAGCGATGTTCGATCGATTTCGTCAATTTCAGGGTTGCCAAGCGCAAAAGTGACGCTATCGAATACCGCTTGCGGATAGGCTCGCAGCTCTAAATAAAACGCGGCTTGGCTTGTCGCGTCAGCCTGATTTTTCAAGGTCGTTCGGATTGTTTGTGCGAGCTCGCCATAAGTGGCAATCGATGCAGGATCGCTGTCGCTGACTTCAGAATTGCCGCTTGCCGTGTATTGCAGCGTGATGCTGTTGCGCACATCGCCCGATCGTTTTTTGGTCGTGATGTTGCCAGCAAGCGCGTGTTTGGCATCGAGATCGACATATCCGTTGGCTGCAAAATATTCGGCGCGGTGTGTGCTGTCGGCATAATTGATTAAGCCGTTTGGGCTTTCGTATAGGTAGCCAAGCCCCGAATTTGCAAGAGCAGCTACAACCGAATAGACATCGGAATCAACGCTGTTTTGACCGTCAAGCGTGTAATCGCCAACATCTATTTCGCCAAGCCCGTTGTTTTCGGCATTTTCCCACATAACCGTCGGATCGTATGCCGACCAAGTTTCGCCCGCGGGCACAGAATTCCAATTGGCAAAAAGTATGCCTTCAAGCACAGCTGCAATCTGTTCGCCGTCGGTTGCTTGCTGAATGTTGCCAATAAAAACAGATTTTGGCAGCCTTGCCAATGCTCCAAGAGCTGTGATGCCAATTGTTTGAGTAATACCAATTCCACCCGCCGCTGACACATTGACATTCATGTCGGTGATATTTCCGCCAAATAAAACAACATAAGCTCCCGAATCTTTTTTGACTTCAATTGTGACGCCATCATTGATGTCAAAAGTAATCGGGCTGACATTTGTGTTGATCAATTGCATTCGGCAATATCCAGCAACGGGCTGTTGGTAAATATCGGTTCGACCCGATGAGATTGTCAAATTGGAAAGCGTCAGGTTTGTATATTCAACGCCTTGAATTTTCACGCGCCAATCGGGTGTCCAAACGCTCACGCGATTTGTGCCTGCCTAATTGCGCCGCCGCCAATAGTGCCGCGAGCTTCCGAATCATTCAAAATGGTGACAATTTGACGGGCTGTTGATTCAGGATCAATTGCGCCATTGACCGTCAAATTAATTGTGTTGCCTCTTTCTTCGGCTGCTCTAACGCGCGCAACATCAAAATTGCTTGGAATTGTTCCACCTAAAGGAGCAAGACCCATTCGAGCACGCTGAGCCGCGTCAAAAGATAATCCTTCAAGAGTTTTCAAAGAATCATTTTGAAGTTTCAAAGCGTCTGAGAAAGCATCTGTTGCTTTAATCAATTCCTGATCCCAATCGGTGTTTTTGCCCATCGGATCGTCTGTGCCTTTTTTGCCCGTTCCCGTTGCACCCGTGCCAATGTTGCCAACACCTTTGCTGCTACCTGTCGAACCTGTTGATCCCGTCGAACTTGTGCCCGATGGTCTTGCTCCAAGATTGACAGGATTGAAATCACCAATTTCACCAATGCGACTTATCAATGGAACTTGATTGCCAATTCCAGAAAGTCTAGCAAAAAGATTGTAAGCGCGAATTGCAATGTTGATAAGATCAATAAAAATGTTGATTTGATCTTTTACATTGTTGAGAATAAATCTGACAACGGGCGAAAGCACATTGATTGCGAGCTCAATGGCTTTGACGGCGTCTTGAATTGCTTTGACTAAAGTAAATTTTAAAATTGGGATTAAATACTTATCCAGAAATGCCCAAATATCTTTGAATACTTTCAAAATATCTTCAAAATCTTCACGCTTGTTGGCAACTGTTGTGCCTAAACTTTTAAATGCCTCTTTCAAAGTTTCAACGATCGGCTCAAAAAATTCTTTAACATAATCCACGACCGCCATGAAATTTTGAACAACGCCATTTTCTCCATTTAATGTTTCGCTGAATCTTTCAAACAATGGAACGATGTTCTCTGTGATAAAAGTCAGCAATTTTTCCAAAATAGGCAAAAGGGCGACGCCGATTGTTTCTTTTGCTTCATTGAACGCAACATTGATGCGATCAATTCGCCCTTGATAAGTGTCAGCATTAACGGCAGCTGCGCCACCATATAAATCGCTCAGCCTTTGAACCGCGCCTGTATAGCCTAAAGTTTTTGCATCGGCTGTCGAAATTCCAACATTGAGTTTTGCCAATGCAGCTGTGTTGCCTTCATATGCTTTTCCTAATGCATTGCTGACAGTTTCAAGCGGCTTGCCTGTTGCCGCGCTTATGTCTAAAGCAAGATTGAGAAGTCTTTGTGCTTCTTCCGTGTCGCCTGTTGCAACAGCTAAACGCTGCAATGCTGGTCGCAATTGATCGTCAGCAACGCCCGTTGCAAGCGATGTCTTCAAAATTTGATCTTCAACCGCTTTGATTTGATCTTGCGTTGCACCTGTTGCTTTTTGAAGTGCGCTGGCAAGTTTTAATTGCGCTTGCTCATCTTCAATTGCAGCTTTGACGCCATCAACGGCAAGTTTGACGGCATACGCGGCAGCGGCAGCGGCAGCAACAGCAAAAGCGGCAGCGGCTTTCTTTCCGAATTCGCCTACCTTATCCGCGAAACCGCCAACCTCTTTGTCGGCATCGGCTGTCCCTTTTTTAAGACCATCAAGATCGGCATCAAATTGAATCTTGACTTTTGGAATTCCAGCCATCATGCACCGCCTTCAAGTTTCAATCGCTTAACTATATCCTTGACGATCTGAACATATTCGTCAGCAATAGGCTTGATGTTTGCATCAACTGTCGGATTGATCCAATAACCGCGTTTATTTCTAGGCTTGACAAATCTCGATCTGCCCATGCGCCGACCTGCCCGATCAAAAGGCTGACCGCCGCTTCCATATTCGCTGCCCCATAAGAGCTCACCCGCCTGAGCTGAAATGCGATTGCGTGTTTTGCCGCGATCATCTCTTTCGCCGCCGTATGGTCTGCCAACGCGCTTTGATCCACCCACATCAACGCGGATCATGCGATCTCTTGGCGTGCTTATTGAGCGAGCAACCAAAATCGCCTGTGGTGGAGCTGCCGAGAATGCAGCTGCAACGCTCAATTCACGGGCAAGACTTTGCGAAAGCGGTTGCGCTTTGTCGCGTAATTCTTGCGATGTTTCTTTATCCAGCAACCTCAATGTGGCGCGCAAATCTTTCAAAGCAACAGGATCAACCTCAATGCTGATTTTACCTTGACTTTTTGTGCTCGCCATTTTTCTCCAAAATCTCAATCGCTGTCAAAATATCTTCAGCGGATTGCCAATAGGGCATCGGAATGCCTGTGGCGATTGCCAGCTCAACGATTAGTCGGCTGACGCTTCCGCTTCCGTGACTTTTGGGCTGTTGTCACCTACGACAATCTCTGCAATCGTTTCGCACCAAGTGTCATAAGGCTTTACAGGTTTGCCCGCGGC